AATCGGCCATTGACACATCAGTACCCAGAACCCAATCCTTAAATCCATCATTAAACATACCCGACCAATATTTCTGTCCATCATCAGCCAATGTGAGATTAATGTCATATGTGTATCTTGTTACCATTATAGAGAATAATTTTGGTATTGTGATATTAGATTAATGAAAGAGTTTTAATATCAATTTTTTTTGATATATGCTGTCCTATCAATAAATAAAAAACTTAGGCCATGTTGTCCGATGCTGCAACATGTGTCAACAGAAAGTTTGTGACACCCAGAAGCATCCTCATGCGATCAGACTCCATTTCCTGTTGCTGTGCAGCAGCACCACTGCCAGACGATGACCCACCACTCCCGGATGATCCCCGCAGTCGGCGACTGGTGGAGGCAGGTGCACCAATATCAGTCAGGTAACCAAACATGTTGGCAAGATACTTGATCGATGGATCATGGTACTCGGTGACATTGACAAACTCAGTCTGAATGATGGTGCCCAAATAGGCGTCAATTGTCCACAATGCTGCACCAAACACAATTTGCACCATCTGGGGATACTTGACGTGAGCAAATGAGTGAACCAGAAAATCTGATTGAGTAACTACAAAGTTGTAAGATGATGTCAATGGTGCATAAATGCCCTTCTTCATCACATCATTGCTTCCAATGATGGGAATTGCATTTGTTCCATCAAACAATGCAGTGTACTTGTCACAATTCTTGGCATAGTCATAGACAATCTTGCCATCACTCCAAAATGCAACATTGTGATATGCAGATGCAGTGAGTGATGATGATGCAGTCTGAATCTCAACAAACTCATACTCCCCATTCTTCTCAAAATGGAGCCACCTTGTGAATGGTGTAGTGGTAATACTTTGTGTAGTGTGATTGTAACCATACATAATGTCACCAACTGACAAATCACTGATCATCTTGTATCCCTGATCTGTCTTGATTAGTGTGTCACCGGGAAAACAATTTGCACTTGCCGAAATCTTGGTACTGACTGACCAAGAACTACAAAGATGTGTTACATTGTGCCAAGCAGTACACACAATATTTCCGTTCATCTTGTAGTCATCGGCAGAGACTAACACGAGAAAAGCAAGGATAATAACACACGGGATGTTCATTTTGAGTTGTTGATCATATCCAAAAAGTTGGGGTATATCAATATATGTAATATTTCAATTTTTGTTTATTTGGTTGATCATATAAATAAACAAAAATTGATTAGATAATAGTCTAGCAAAATAGTACATGTTTTTGTTATAGCAAGTATGAGCATAGAAACAATATCATGTTTACTCAAGAAATTTATACAGACACATTCAAAATGTATATGCATATCACCTTCTGAAATTGACATGCTCACTACTGATAATATGAAAATAATAATAGACAATGATCTGCTAGATATTGATGGTATGGGACCCATATTGAGATTAAATGGTAATGTACCCGAACGCCAAAAATTATGTGAAGTCCTGTTCATGTACATTATGGACAACTATACAGATGAATTATATGATAAATATAAACCATTTTACACCTGCATATTGCCTTTCATTATTAAAAATGAAAATCTATTGGAAAAAAATAATGTGAGTAGTGAAAGAATTAACAATATTATAGGCAATCGTTCATATTGGTCATGTGGTTATTCTTTCATGCCATTCATAAAAAAATACAAATTAAGAAAAGGTGTTGATCTTTATATTGAGCATATTAGGGACAATCGAGAATATGACAATGAAGATTACTATGAAAATTTAACATATTTTTATAAAAATAATTTGTTAACCAGTGATGAATATCGGGATTTGTATCGTGAAATTGACATGCATTTTAACAAAAAATTACTGGCAAGATTAAATGACATTGAGGATGATATTGATAAAATTATGAAACATCTGAATTTGTAGACATTGATTGTATTAAAAAAATTTGATAATATAATTTTTATTAAAAATATATGTAATACACTATTATTACAGGGATGTATTTAGTGATTATTATTCTTTTACTAACAGTAATCAGTATGTTGACTTACAAATTCTTTTCCTATGAATATTTAGTTTTGAATGTTTTATCAAAAATGAAATATGGTAACATTAAATTTGTTCATGAAAATCAAATCATTTTTAGTGTTGTCAATATGGATGGTAAAAAAGTGGCAACTATAAATATTTTTGATAGATATAAATTTTTTAAGAATTTATATAAACATGGAGAAGCCGGATTAGGCAAATCATACATAAAAAAATATTGGAATACTGATGACTTACTGGAATGTTTAACTGTTTTGGCACTCAATGAACAATACTTATCAGTTCCCAACATGCTCAAGTTCAATACATCAGATCACAAGGTCTCTGATGATCACAAAAAAATTAAACACCATTATGATGTTGGAAATGATTTCTATGATAAAATTTTATTGGATGATCTGAGTGCATATAGTTGTGGATTTTGGCAAGATGGTAATGATACATTAAACAATGCCCAGTTTAGAAAAGTTGATACAATTATACAGAAAATAAATCCAAATCCAGGGTCTATTATTTTAGATATTGGTTGTGGTTGGGCCAAAATTGCCAACTATGTTGCTCAACAAACTAAATCTAAGGTGGACGGTGTTACATTGTCAGATGAACAAATGAAATATGGCAATAAGAATAGTACAAAAGATGTAAATGTATTTAAAATGCACTATACACAATTAAATAAAAAATATGATCACATTTATAGCATTGGAATGTTTGAGCATGTTAGACATGAAAATTATGACCAATTTTTTGAATGTATTCACAAACTATTAAAACCAAATGGACGATTCTTATTGCACACAATTATTGATGCCAGACCCAAAGATCCCCAATATATTGACAAAAGTTTTATTAGTCAATATATATTTCCAGGTGGACAGGTTCCAAATAGTGATTGGATTATTTCACATATTGAAAAGAATGGATTATCCTTAATACATGCTGAAATTTATGGTGGTCAGCATTATGCCAGAACTTTACATGAATGGAACAAAAATATGCAAAAGAGTAAAGAATATATTTATGCACATTATGGAGAAGCATTGTATAGACAATATGAATACTATTTTAATATTTGTGAAGCAGGATTTACCACTGGTAAGCTGGCATTGGGACATTATCTTATAACAAACACAATGCGCAATTCTCTTGACAACAATTATTTATAAATTAAAGTATAATCAATCCATTCTTAACATTGATTATCACAGGCCCATTAATTTGTGTAATATGCCATTTTTCTTTTATTTCAATTTCTTTAGTCATCTGGTTCAAAACTTCGGTTGGTTCCTTTTTATTATGAAACAATGTGCCATATGCCTGATGTGAATCAAGTGGTAACATTTTATTTTGATACAAATATAGCAACTTTGTATCAGTTGGTGTTCTACTAATTTTTTTACATTCATCAAGTCCACACATATAAACTGCTGATGATACACCATTAACACTACAATCATATGCTCTCCATAAAACTAATTCAAATGCATCTTTTAATGTATCATATTGAGCCATTCTACAATCAAAAAACATATCAGGCAAAATATTGATGGTATCGAGGGGTAAGCCTTTAGACACTATCAATTTGACAACCTCTCTGTCAAAACATTGTGATGCAAGTCCAGCTGCTAGAGTGAGCAACTTATCTCTTCTTCCATCATGAACATGTGGCTCATATTTACCATCAATTACTGTGGTACATTTCATGACCAATGTTATCTCATCACTTTGGGTAAATGCATATATAATTCTTGGAAAACTATCACATAATTTCTTGGTCACTGTTATCATTATGGTGGCAAATTCTGTTGAATATCCTTTTGAAAATACACCTAGTTTTTTCAATCGTTTTGTCACACCAGAAAATGTTTTACCATCTAATCTAAATGTTATATATTTTTCTCCAGTTATATTTGATGGACAACATTTTTCATTGGATGATACTTTATCACCAACAATATTCCATATTTTACGTCCTATTTTTGGATTCATAATATATCCCGTATTATCTTGACCAAATGGTATTTCTTGTATTGCATCATTAATCCATAAATTCGTTGGTATTCCAGCATACTCAATGATATCATATATTGTTTTACTATCTTCCATTTTTATATAATATCTAAATATAAAATATCTAATAAATAATCGCACTTAAACGCTATCACTAAATATCATTATTATTAATGTTGACTGCTAGTGATGGATCTAAATTATTTAGTATTATTGACAATGACGATGTCGATTCATGTATAGAATATATGAAACTAAATCCATCATCATTAAATAGTTATTTTATTAATTATGGTATGTTTGGTTCATATCGTCATTGTATGACACCATTACATTATAGTTTAAAAAAAAATGCAATAAAGTGTTCACATTTTTTATTAGAATCTGAAAATATTGATGTAAATTTACCAATTTTATGTTCATGTGGAAATTGTGAAAATAAACATAGTACAGCAATTTATTTTGCACAAACAAAAGAACTGATTCAATTGGTATTGACAAAATATGATACAGATGATATTGATATTGAAGAATATAAAAGATTATTCAATCGTGCCTGCCATAATTTATCTTTTGACGCGGTAACATTTTGGGTTTCATTTTTTGAAACAAATACAATTGTAATACCTGAAAACTATTTAACAGCCGGATTGCAAAAAGTTTGTGAATCGCTCAAAAACTTTTTAACAGTTGAATCACAAAAAACAGAAGAAGAAATAGAAATTTTTAAGTTTTTAATAGAAAAAGGAGCTGATGTCAGAGGATTACAAGATAGTGCATTTCGTAACACACCACTTGGTTTATGTATTGTCAATAAAAAAAAAGATTTAGAAAAGATGGTTAGAGAAATTTATGCAGAAAAACGTTTTATGGTTCCATCAGGTAAATTCCCCGGATATTTACCAGAAGAATATATCTGCACCCTAAATGGTGTTGATCTGAAAGGATACAGAATGTCTACAATCTTGAGGTTATTTTCTGATGTAGACATTAAAGATATCTATTACAATTCAAAATCAGAATATTCAAGAGATTTTATTAAAGCATTAATCATATACACAACTTTGAGTGAACAATATTTATTACCCCATTCGGCAAGTAACATGTTAATTTGTGAAACATCAATGGTGTTATCACCAGGACAAAAGGTGAAAATTACAGATATAGTTCCAAAAGACTATATTCGTTACACAGATATTATTAGACTGTCACATAATACCATAATTACTGACTCTCATAACATAATATATGATTCGCCCATATTTTTTGTCATATTGTCTGGATATAGTAACGCATATGTATCATTACATAAAAGTATCACTAAGGATACATTATGTCATTTTGATGTGATCTATCTATTGGATCCACATGCAAGACGCAATATAATAAACAGGTCCACAGATGATGTACAAAATAATATAAGATATTTTTCTGGTATGTTTTACAAAGCATTCACTGATATTGATCAAACCACTTTAATTGATCAATCTACTTTAATTGACAGATTACACACAATTCTAAAATAATATTAAATCTTGCCACAATTATAAATAAATACTTTATCATATGGTTTATCATTTGCGTCTGTATCAATTTCATTCAATTCATCCACTATTTCAAATCCATCAATTACTACACCAAAAACAACATGTTTATCATCTAAATGTGGGCACTCTGTAGTTGTAATAAAGAATTGAGATCCATTTGTATTTTCTCCATGATTTGCCATAGATAATAAATATGGTCTATCATGTTGAAGTTCAAAATTCTCATCATCAAAGTATTCTCCATAAATTGATTTTCCACCTGAACCACCTATATTCCCTCCCTGTATCATAAAATCTTTGATGATTCTATGAAATGGACATCCTCTGTATGTCAAACCATTTTTATTTTGACATAATGTACTAAAATTTTTACATGTTTTAGGCACTATATCAGAAAATAATTTGATTACTATTCTGCCTAGTTTTTGGTCCTCTGTTGCTATATCCAAAAAAACTAGATCATCTACTTGTTTTTTTATTTTTTTGTCAAGTTTGAATGTAACTCTTTTCTTGTTTTTTTTGTGTTTCCTGTGTTTTTTCATAATGCCATGATAAAATGGTTTATTTGCATGTATATTTGTTTTTTTCTTGTATATGAAATAAATAACAACACACATTATTGCCAAAATGATAAAATAAAAATATTTTCCGATCAGATTTGATATCATATTATGATTATACTCACTATTTTATAATCACTGGTTTTGTCACAAGTGAATAATCATTTGATAAAAATCTTTGTAATACTTTTTTTGATGGTATTTTTTTAAGGTTTACATGTATCACATTTTCTGGTAATAATCCATTATTCTTACACATTTTGAACAAATAAAGTCTTCTGTTATTCAGTGAATAATATTTATCATTTACACAGTACACATTTATTATTGGTATATCTGTTGTATTTATTTTTTTTGTTGCAATTTCTTGATATGTATCTATGATTGGTTTTCCAGTTGAAAAGTGAGGTTTGATTTTTGCATGAGTAAAATAAATAATGGATGGATCCAATTTGATGACTGGCATCTTTTACTATCATTGTCACAATTGGATTCTAATGATAAAAAAAGGATCAATTTTTAAATCAATCAAAATCTAGCTTCCTGTTGGTGCTGCAACAGAAACACAAAATGTGAACAAATCGTCTAACAATGATGTTAGATCATATGTTCTCACATCAAAATCATGCTTCCATGGCTGAACCTTCATCAAAATAGTTTTCAGTGCCGGCATAGTTGACTGCTTAGATCCGTCTTGAGGCAACACAATTGTTCCCAACTCAGGAAAACTGGTTGCAAAACATGTCAGCATCAGTGCATCAAACTCTGGAAAGTGTGAATTGATCAACATCTTACACTGCACATCAAGATTCTTGCTCAAAAAAGTTGTCCGTGTTTGTCCGGGAAACCTGGCAATCATTGCCATACGTGTTGGACCATATGTAATCAACTCTCTACACACATTTGTGCAAAACATGTTGAGCCTCTCGGGAAGATCAGTGAAAAAGGCTGCCACAACATCTGCCAGGGGGAAACGTCCTCGTGCCTCTCGAGAAAGAGCAATCAAGTAATCTGCCTTGTCTGCGTGAGCATTGTAGTACTCGATAGAGTGATACTTGTGAGTATTGTAGTACTCGATAGACTTGATCTTGAGGTTGATCCACTTGCTATTGTTCATAACGTACAAAACAAATCCCTCACTGTCAAAGTATGTACTGTCTGCACTAAAGTCAACGGACGGTGGATACAACTCCATGTACTCTGTCACAGTCATCTTGCCCCTAATCACATCACTTAGACTGTCTACCATGTCAGTGATTACATCAACACTGTAAATCTCCCACCAAACGGGAACCTTGAAAAGGCCACTGTTTACAATGTCAAAATGTGGGCGATGGACAAATGATCCGGGGAAAGAAGTTGACAGACCCAAAAGTCGCATAAACGATGCAGGGTATGACACAGCCAGCTCTGTGTGAATACGTCGCTTCCATGCATCTCGGCGATCTTGACAGACCGCCTCAAAGATCAGTGTGTTTCCGGTGGCACCAGGAACCATGTTGAAGTCCCTCAGCTGGATACACTTTGCAAAAAACAACTCACACTTGTCAAGTGCATCGGTACATGTCATTGTTGCTGCACACTCGTTGATCGCAAACGTGTTCATTCCACAGTCTGCCAAAATAGTGGTGACTACATATGATTGCATATCAGGAGAAACCGTGAATGCACTTTGTGTGCCAATCTTGATGACAGCACCCATTGAAAGACCAATGCTGAGACACTTCTTTGCAAAGTCATCACCGAATCCTGTGATCAGCTCAATCAACATCTTCCCCATCTCAGACTCTGGATCGTGAATGTTGACACACACCATTGATCCATCAACCTTCGATGTTAGTACCCACCGATTTGTCAGTGGCTTTGACGATCGGGAACGCAACTTGAGCATAACATCCTGATGGATGCTGGGAAAAATAGCAAGACTGCTATCATGCACAGAATCTAGGTCTTGTGTTGATGACACAGTTTTCAGCTGGGTCGATGTCAATCCCTCTGGTCCTCTCAACAACTTGCCCGAAAGGACACAAATCTCATCTGAATCCGACAGGTAAAGCTCAACACCACGTGCCTCTAGTTGCCACACAGAATGCCACTTGTTGCAGTTCTCCTGGTACTTGATACTGATAATCTTGTTCTGCCAGGGAGTGCCTTTTGCAATTGCTGGCACAGTGACCGAAAATCCCTCGGATTCGAAATAAGATTGCATAGCATTCCATTCTAGGAATGCATACAACATGCTTGCAGCAGCTACAATGTTTGCATCGGGGTCAATGCCGTATGTCTTGCTGGAAGATTGAGCACGAATGCCCTCATACTCACTCTCAACACTGGAAGTGTCCATTGTGAATACTAATGTAGATGCACTGCGCGATAAGATAGGTTGATAGTCTAATTATTCAATTTTTTATTATTTATTCGATAGACGAAATAAAAAATTGATTTTATGATCCAGCTGTAAATCTCATTACAAAGACAAATAAAATACTGGTTTCCACGTTCATCCATTAGGAAGAACTAAGTTACCCTTTCAACCCCCTGACCTCAGAACCCAGACCCGACCATGACCAGCGAACCCACCAACTCAACCTCCCCCCTTGCCACCGGCTTGGGGGAGTTCTGTTGTGTCGACAACGAGTATGCCATCACTGCAGCGCATCATGACCGCTCATCCTTTGGTCCCGCACGATACCACCGCTTCGGTCTGTGCAAGATGAGCAAGAGTGACCCAATGTACGAGCACCTTAGCCTGTGCCTCGTAAGTCCAGCCGAAGCGGCCCTGGAGTACGCCGTGAAGCGCCTGTCCGAGGCAATGACCGTTGCACTCAACCCAACGCATTCCACCACAGTGGTCCAGACTCAGGCCATCGTCAAGACATGGCATTGCGACGATGTGCGCGCGTGGGTCAAGGCGGTGCTTTCATGTTCTGACGAGCATGTGGCCGATGTTTGGCTCGAGGGGGGGCAACTCGTTACGATGACCCCTGCCGAGGTTTACGAGCAAATACTCGACGTGGTCGGCGAGACGGATGCCCGCATCATCGAGGACGCCTTGACTAACAAGCTGTGGAACTTGCACGGGTTCGCATTCCGATG